CTCATCTAATTGTCCTTGCTTGTTTACTTTAACATTTTCTACTTCTCCTTGTTCGAAAGTGAATGTTGCACTTCCATCTTTTATTGTTACATTTGCCATTTTCTTTTATTCATCAAATAAAGTTATTTTATCTGCTCGTTCAACAAAATAATCCCACATTCGTTGAAAAATCGTTCTATTAGAGCTTCCATTACTAGTTTTGAGGTTATCAAATTCATCATTAAAAGCATTTACCGCATCACTTATTTTAGTAACGCCTTTTCTTCTCATTTCATCCATTCCTTTACCAAAATTACTACTTATACTATCATCCCCAGAAGTCAATGTTTGTTTCATCGTTAAATTAGCAGCCATTCCAAATCCTATACCTGTTCCAACAAGGTCTTCCCAATTCTTTGTAATATTATCAGGAGCGTCAGCAAAAACATTTTTAAGAACTTTTACAGCATCCTTTCCGAAATCTTTAGCGTCTACACCAAACATTTCACTAGTAAACGCGGCTTCAGCAGTAGCAGCAGCTGATAAAGTTCCAAAAACGGTATCAACAGCGGCATTAACTTTGGTCTTAATAAAAGTAGTTCCTGTTGTAATAGTATCACCAACCGTTTTTTTAAGATCAGTAACGTTAACACCAAGATTTGAAAGTATAGGACTAAAAATATCAATTAATATCTCGGAAATAGTTACTAATAATAATCCAGCCATTTCTACTAATGAACCAATCACTCCTTTAATAACACCAGCTAATAATGCGAAAAGAACAACTGATAAACCTGATATCATAATACTTACTCCACCCGCAATAGTTTCCAAACCTCTAGGGTCACCACTAGATATTTGTGAAGCTCCTTCTTTCATAACAAGCATTGCTTGTCTAATGAATGGTCGCATTATTTGATTAACCATTAACATAATCGGTTTAAGAATTAAAAGAATAGGGTATAAAAGAATCATAATAACATCAGTTATGGGTTTTAATAAGTAACCAACCATCTTAATAATACCACCAGCAACACTCATTAAACCCTTATTAACAGATAATATTTTAGCTACTATACCAACTATACTAGCTATTCCTAAACCTGATAAAACGGTTTTAAACATTCCACCCATACCACTAACTAAGTTACCACTACCACCAGTGCTTGGTGCACTACTCTTAGCGGTACCAACACTATTCTCATCTTGTATTATCTTAATTGCTATAACTTCATCTGCCATTTTTACATAAATAATATTAACGGGTTATCCTTACCAACTTGTGAGTAAACCTCTTTTAATAATTCTACCTCATCCCAATCCATTTCATCTAATTGTTGTGGTGTACACTTAAACATTTTACAAAGTAACGCTCTTTGAATAACATCATTCGCTTCTTGGTCACGCTTAGTCCTACCAAGTATTGTCCGTTTTATTCTTTTTTTAATTGCTCTACTTGTTCAAACTTGTTAATCTCTTGTATTTTTTTAAAAATGTAATCTCCTGTTTCTGGTTCAATACTATCCTGGTCTATTACTAAACTCTTATCATCTGCTGTTCGACATTTATCAAAAAATGGTGCTTTCTTAACTCCGTATATTAATAACCATTTATTGTATTCGCCGAATAACATTTTTGCTAATACTGTTCCATCATTATTCATTCCTGCGTCTGTACACTTATTTCTTAACTTTATTAAACTCCCGTACCCAAGTTTTTGAATTATGACTTCGTCACTTTCTTTTAAACCCGGTATGTTTTTTAATGTTTCTTCTTTGCTCATTTTCTTAGTTCCCCCTAATCAATTTATGTATTATCTTCTGTTACTACAAGAGTGTGTGCTGTTCCACTAAAATCTTCTCCTATTAATTCATTAAGAGATTCTTTTCCTGATAATTCATCAAAAGTGAATTTACCGAATAAGAAAGCTGCACTTCTATCACCATCAACAAAGTTTAACTCAATTGTTGCGTACTCTGTTGGAACAGTTGTTGCTATTGGTTCAGCTAATCCTAATATTGCTTGTAAATAAGTGTTATCTAAGTATTTAAGACTGAACTTTATCTTGTAATCTCTTACTTTTGGTCTTGCCGCTTGTGGTCTCCTATCCCCTAACCCGTATAATAATTCGTAATTATTCGTGATAGTTATTTCTACACTATCAATAATGTTACTTATACTTGTAGCGTTTGGTAACTCGATATCTCCACCACTAAAATTATAAATACTTGGTGTTCCAAGTGTTACTTTACTATGAACTGTTGTATCAAAAGTGTGTCCACCAGCTTTTATTGTTGCACTCACACTTACTGGTTCTCCAACACTTGCTTTAATAGTGACACTATCAATTACGCAACCAGTCCATATCTCATCCCTATCAGTTGCTGAAGTTCCTGGATTATCTATTGCTCTAACAATAGTCATACTCTTTGTTGCGTCACTACCACTATACGTGTAAGGGTCACTACCACTTTGTCCTCCAAGAACGTATTCCATAAACAACCAGTTAATAACATCAAAATCTATGCTTAAACCGTGTTCTGTTTTACCACCTAAAACCTTTATTACATCTCTACCACTTTGTCCACCACCAGTAAACCCTCTTCTAAAACTATTATTATTAGAAGTTGTTGGCGTGAAATTAGTTACTAATCCTAATTGAGCATCAGCTGTTACTGCCGTATTATATGTTGTTTCTACTTTGTATAATACATAAGAATCTACACCTGAAACTGCTTCACTATTTGTCATATTATTTTCCTCCTAAGCTTTCAGTTAAACGAACCTTGATTGTTCTTAATTCCTTGTTCATATCTTTGAACGCTTCTAATTCATTATCTCGTATCTCTTTTAATACACTTAATATTTCTTCATCCATTTTTTTAAATAAGTCCTCTCATAATCATATAAGCTATAACTATTAATGTAACAGTATTAATGATATTAACCATTGTTAAAGTTTTTCTTGTCTTATTTGTTATTACATTAAGTTTTTGTAATTCTATTATTGATTTCTTGAATTGTGTTTCTAAACTCATTAAACTACCTCGTACTTTAGTATTCCTCTAAAATCAATGTTTTGTTGGAACACTTTAGTTCCTTTATGTATATTAGGGGATGTGAGTATCGGACCTGTTCTTATAGGTCTTATTATACCTAATTGTTGCCTCAAGTCCGCCCTATTATTAATGAATAAGCTTCTAATCGCTGTTAAATAATTATTAATATCTTCTATGCTTGTAGCATATACTATTACTGTGAAATCTATATTGTTTTTATTAACGTTTCCGAACCCACCTATCTCAGTTGATACATCTAATATATCAAGTGATATACGAGGAAAACTACTAATCTTTAATTCTGTCTTTGGAAAATCAGGAAATATTTTATCGGTACTGCCAGTATCATAATCTATCACGTAAGCACCTGTTTGTGCTACAACAAACGTTATCACTCCCGTATCATAATTAACTGAGTAATCATCCCATAAAGTTAAGTCAGCACTACCCACTTCTATATTTCTAACATTTTTAACAGTGGTTGGAGTAGTTGCTAATGTGTGCGTTGACGCAGTACTAAAAGTTCCTGTGTCTTTCTGTGTAGTAACACCTCTTTGAGTTATAGTAAAAATATCGTTATTCCTAACAAGAACTGTTAATTCTTGTTTTATCTTCCAATAATCTATTAAATCGTGAAATGTCATACTAAGTGCCTCAACACATTATTTTTTATTACTTCTCTTAATTTAGTATTAATAGTTGTTCTAATAAATGGTTGTGGTCTAGTTCCGGGATGATGAACTAATTTAACGACTGGTCCACCTTTTCCGCCCCAATGTAACGCTTTTTTATTCTTAGGTCTTATTATGTGCGGTGGCGTCCCGTATTCAACCATTAAGCCATAGTCAGGCATTAATATATTATAACCCCTATCATTCTTATCTACAATAATACTATTCTTTAAATTGCCTGTATCAACGGGACAAGTGGTTACTAATTCATTACGTAAATCATTAGCGATACCATTAATAAAATTATCAAATCCTGAACTCATTTTTTTAGCTGTTGTCTTAATCTCCATTATCTCTTAAAACACCTCGCCATTTTGTAAAATACGGTTGTTCCGAGTCTACGAGTAATAACAGAACCAACCCTGTAATCCTCACTATCATAAGTGAGTTTATCATCTTTATTAACAGTAACATCAGATTTAACTAATAATACTGCGTCAGCTCCTTGAAATAACCCTTCTTTATCTTGAGCCCAAGAATCAGTTTTTCTAAAGAAAGCACCTGTTATATTAGCAGCAGAACCATCAGTTAATGTTTCATCACCACCAATATTACTGGTTGTTTTAGTTACTGGAGTTCGAGAAACAGTTTTTCCAAAACCATCTATCATTAACTCATACCCAGCATTAGTAAAATTAATTGACATTCTATTTTAACCTCGTGGTTTACTGTTTATACTCTATTCTGAGAGTTTAACCAAAACTTGCATACCTAATGATTCTAGCTTCAAGCTTGTCTTTTTCTCTCATTAAAGTATCCCAAGTACCTTTAATATTTATGTAAGCTTGCCCTATTGTAACTGAGCCTTCAGGTAAACTATACGTTGATGGAATATTATGTGTTCCACCCATTTGTGATTGTAATATGAATATTGCCGCATACACTTCTGTTAAACGTTTAACTTCATAAGGAATAGGGTAAACCCCGTACCAATAATCAAAAACGTTTAATTGAGCATCAGCACTAGTCCAATAAGATGCTTCAGCATCAGAACTAAGTTTTAATTTACCCATCATTTTATATTGATATATATAAGATGGAGTAACACTAACACTGTTAATAGCTACACTTACTAAAAGTTGAAGGGGGTACTTATCTAAGAAAATGGTGTTAGTGTCATCTCCATCTCTCAGCTCTTCTGAGACGTGAGGGTCAACTCCTGTATCAATAATTTTGTAAGTACTCGTAGTATCCGGGTTAGTTGTCCAATCAGATTCAAGTGTTAATTTAGTTGCAGTATTATCAGTGATTTTTCTAAGTTGGTCTTCACCTGTTCCATCATCAATCCAACAATACATATTAATATAATCATCAGGAACCCAAGTTTTTGTAGCATCATCTAATTCGTCATCGCCACTAGCCACATCTGCTGTGCCAGAATCTTCACTATTCCAATAAGTAGTATTAGTAAGTCTATCAACTAC